ACTATTACGAGTATTGTGCAAAATATCGTATCAGCATTTTCTAAATTTGCGTCAGGAATGGGATCAGAAGCTTCGAAATTTAATCTTGGAGGTGGAGCTCGTAATCAAATGGAAAAGCTTACTGAAGCTTTAATGGGTAAAAAACAAACATTTGGAAGAGAAAAAACCGGGCTACTTGCTGGAATAATGAGTTTTTCAGAAATGATTCAGAGATTTGCTGATTATGGAGCAGATGGTAAAATACCTAAAATGAATGATAAAGGAGAAATTATTCCCAATAAATACATAGAAGTAGACATTGTAACTAAGGGTATTGTAGCATCAATTACTAAATTTGTATCAAGTCTTAAACTTGAACTTGATAAAGTTAATTTAAATGACGCTGAAAAAATTGATGACAAACTTAAATCTTTTTCAAAGGTAACAGATACATTAGACAAAATGTCAAAATCTAGCGACGGAATTGATAGAATTTCTACTTCTATAGGCTCTATGGCTCAAAACGTCCAATTGCTTGTTGAATCTATGGGTAAATTAGATGTAGGTAAATTTGAATCATTTTCAACCGCTGCGGCTACGGCAGCTAAAAATGCTCCAGCTGCGACTACGACATCAACCGCAAATTCAGCTGCGTCACAAGCACAAGCACAACAATTACAAACACAACAATGGAATCAAATGGCTGATACTATTGGAACTAAAATAGCAGAAAAAATTGCTGCCGGTTTTCTTAATGGTGAATTTAATTTTACGTTCTACAATAGTACAGGTGGTAAATTAGAAATTAGCAACACATAATTTCAATAATTTAACAAAATTTTAAAACTCTTAATATATTCTTCATATAAATTAAAACGAATTATATGAAGCAATATCTTGACTTATTACAAAACATTCTTGATAACGGAGTCGAAAAAGAATCCGGGCGTGCTAATATGCCCAATACCATCGGAATTTCAAACGCAACTATAAAAATGGATCTTAGTGAAGGATTTCCTCTATTGACAACAAAAAAGATGTTTCTACGTGGGATAATCACAGAGCTTCTTTGGATGTTGCGCGGTGAAACGAATATAAAATATTTAGTCGATAATGGAGTAAATATATGGTCGTCAGACGCGTACAGATGGTATTTGAAACGATTTGGTAAATTTACTGATGTATTCACGCAAGAAGAATTTATTGAAAAAATAAAAGAAGGATATTTGAAACAATATACTAAAACACTTAATTGGGCTGATCCAAAGGTTCTTACAGATACGTGGATTGATTATTCTCTTGGCGATTTAGGCAAAGTTTATGGATACCAATGGAGAAACCAGAACGGTGTTGACCAAGTTCGAGATGTGATTGAGGGACTTCGAGACAATCCATATAGTCGTTATCATATTATTGACGGATGGAATAAAGAGGATTTTCCGGAAATGGCGCTCCCGCCTTGTCATTTATTGTATCAATTTATTGTAAGACCACTGTCTTTTGAAGAGAGAGAAAAACTCGCAAAAATTACTAAAAATGAATATATTCAACTTGTAGGTACGGAAATAGGTGAAAAAGAATATGAAGAAAGAGTTTTATCTTGATCTCAACATGTATCAACGTTCTTGCGACACATTTTTAGGAGTTCCTTTCAATATTGCTTCTATGTCAATACTTCTTATGATAATGGCAAAAGTATCTAATATGATACCTGGAGTTGCTACTTGGATTGGAGGAGATACACATTTATACGTTGATCATATTCCAATGGTTAAAGAACAATTAAAACGTATACCTAAAGGACTACCTAACTTAACTATTAAAAAGGATCTCAAGACATTAGATGACATGTTGGCTCTTACAATAGATGATTTTGTATTAACAGATTACGATCCAGATGATGCTATAAAAGCTGAATTATTTACAGGATTAAAGAAATAAAATTATGGAAGATATTTACGAAGGAAGTATATCGATGGGTTTAGGCGGAGATCAATATGATGATGCAGCTCATTGGGCCGATTATACAAAAAAAGAAAAATGCGTGATTTGCACTAATGATACTCCTTACACAAAAGAAACGCCTATTGAACAACGATATTATTATGTCGAAGGCGCTGGGCAATTATGCGAACATTGTTATGATCAAATATATACATGGAAAAACTATTAGAAATATTATTAATAGGCGCACTTATTATTCTAGGCGTTTTTCTATTTTTGTATATTAGAAAAATTAATAAAGATATAAAGGAATTAGATAAAAGAAAAAGAAAAAGAGATAAACAGCTTTTAAAATTAACAAGTAAAAGAAAAAATAAGACATATTAAATAGTTAACTATGACTATCAATGCTTAGATATATAAAATAAAGTATTAATGGTTATGGAAAAAGAATTTAATTACGTTTATATTACAACAAATACAAAAAATGGAAAACAGTATGTAGGTTCGCATTCGACAAATAATATTGACGATAATTATTTAGGCACCGGCCGATATTTTCTTCGTGCAGTTAAAAAGGAAGGAAAAGAAAATTTTAAAAGAGAAATATTACAAATTTGCGAAAATATTTTAGAAGCACGAGAATTAGAAGGACCCACAATTGAAAAATACAATACATTATACCCAAATGGATATAACTTAAGTCCTAAAGGGGGAATTGGATTTAAAGGCGCAACACATTCGGAAGAAACAAAAAGAAAACAAAGAGAATGGCAGTTAGGAAAAACGTATGTTGAATTGTATGGTCCGGAAAAAGCTGCTCGTATAAAAGAAAAACAAAGACAAAAAAAGATAGGAATATCAACAAAAAGAAAAGGAAAAGGAATTAAACAAGAATTGATTGAAATATATGGTTTTGATGAAGGCATAAAAAGATATGAAGAATTTCGACAAAAACAAAAAAAATCGCATATTGGTAAAACACACGAGCCGTTAAAGGAACAATGGATAAAAATCTATGGAGAAGAAGAAGGAAATCGAAAATATGAAGAATATAAAACTTCAAATAAATATTTTAATAATGCTGGAAAAAATCATCCCAATTGGGGCAAAAAATTTTCAAAAGAAAGAATAGAAAACATCACAAGAGCACAAAAATTGAGTTTTTATAAAAAATTAGATAAAGAAAAAGTAATGTTAATTAAAGAAATGTATTATCAAAATAAAGCCTATAAAGAAATGACTAAAACTACAGGTTATCATCTAAATAAAATTAAAAGAATAATAAAGGAGGAATTATGGGCCGCATAAAGTCTTTATGTTTAACGATAAACAGCTTCGATGCTTCAGAGCTTCTTGAAACTATGATATCGGAAATTCGAGATCAAGTAGATTATGTAGCTGCGATATATCAAAAGGAATCATATTGCGGAAATAAAATGGATCCAGCGGACATGGAAGAGCTGCAACGATTACATAAATTGGGATTAATTGATGAATTAATTGAATTTAAAGGAGATTATCGAAAACCTCACCGTGAACAAGAAACAGATAAAAGAAACATGGGTATCATGATGATGAGAGAAAGAGGATTTTCTCATATACTCAATACAGATGCAGATGAGCTGTATGATAGAGACCAATTTATTGAAGCAAAGAATCAAATAAATAAAAATGGCTGGCCTATTACATATTGGAGTTATGTCAATTATTATAAAGATTTTGAGCATTACCTTGTATATCCTTTTAGGCCATTTGTTAATGGCATTCACTCAACGTATTTTACATATACCTTTAATGGACCAGCTCCGGGACCTACAGATCCAACGAGAAGAATTTTTAATCCAATGAATATAGGCACATACCTCTTCCCGGATGAAGTGATTAGAATGGCTCATGGTGCATGGATAAGAAAAAACATTCGTAAAAAACTTGAGAACTGGAGTGCAAAAGATCACTTTAATCAGGCACTCATAGAAAAAGCCGTTTATCAATATGAAAATTGGAAAGAAGGCGATCCGGCAATTATGTTATTTAACGTGCCCGATAACACAGTTTACATTAAAAAATTGGATGTGAAAATTCATAAATTTGAAGTACCATGGTTACCAAATGGAAAAGCAGCTATTTAAGCTGCTTTTCTTATTTAATTGATTCTCTAACAAAAGATTTTATTCTTCTTTGGCCATAACCAATTTCTTTTGAATCATAATATTCTATAGGAGTATGAATGATTAATTCTGCACCCAATGGTTCTATTTTAACTGGCATAGCATTTGCTTCATCAAATACAATATAATACTTAATTGAATTGTCATTTGTTTTTACAATCTGTTGTACGACTCCTTTAATTTTTTTATTTTCAGGATTTGCATTCGATTTTACAGGATTTCCTATAATTATTGAACCTATTTTTATTTCGTTGGTATCTATGTCTATAGATGATGGTTTTTGTTCAAGAGTATGATTTAGCGGTTTAATTTCATATGTATACATCATATTTGGACCACCCATATTATTAGCACCGCCGAATCCTCCGCGCGAAAGGCCTCCCATTCCACCTCGAAATCCTCCAGATGTCATTGAGAATCCTGCGCCATATGCTTCTTGTATTAAACTTTCTTTGACTATTTTTCTCATTTTTTAATATTTTTTATAGTACTACCATGTAATCTATTTTAATAGCATAGGTATGTGGATTAAATACGTAAAAACCTGTAATTAAATTTTCTATATTTGAATCTGCAGGATCGGATGTACTTAACCAGATTTTCACGGGCCCAACTTTTTCCCACAAATTGTTTGTATCGACGTAATAAAGATAATCACCGGCGCTGAGTGTTGTGCTTGTGCTTGCGCCACTCATTCCTGCATCTACTGCATCATAATCTTTAAGATAATATGAAGATGCATCGGCCCAAACATAATATGTTAAATAATCGGGGACATGATTTATTTTAATAAAACGATCTGAAACTACTGAATCAATAGGATACGTTACTTTTAAAATATATCCGACCATTGCTGAATTGGGATATTTAAAGGCTGGAATTCCGGCCGACACATCTTCAATCATCGGATTTCCAAATGCTACTGAAGAATCGGTAGGCCAAGCGCTAACATCTATTGATGTAATATTAAAAGAATATCCCGCAGGAGAACCTACAAATGTTAATCCACTTGCATCATATGTCGCTGTTACGGATATATTCTGAGCGCCAAATGCAATATTTAAAGCATTTTCAATCGTTGTATTTACTGCAGGATTACTTGTAGCAAAAATAGAAACATCATAATATTTAAAGTTTCGATAATAATTTATATGTAAATTAGCACTCATGTATAAATCATGACCAACACCATCATAAACTGTTGAGCCATCAAATAAAAATCGTTGAGTTCTATCTGAGATGCCTTTTGTTAATCCTTGAATAAATGTAACTTCTCCCGGTTCAAGAATTTTTGTCTGTTGAGACCATGCTGTAATAACTTCAGAAATATCTCCTAAATCAATAGATGCTAATATATCACTGCCTGCAACAACTCCAATCTTTTTACCATTTAAAAATTCAAGAGTCGTATCATCAGAAGCTGAACCTGCACATTCAGCTAAATCAGGATTAATATAATTATTTGATGTTGGATTAAAAAGATCAGTTGGCATAATTACATGATTATTTTATTTATTTATCCAAAATTTTGACGAACTTTATTTCATAAAAAAAGAGGCCTAAGCCTCTTTTTAAATTCTATCAAAATTTTTACGTTCTTTTGGGTTAATAGGGATACCAAGCTTGTCTATGCTGAGGATTTTTTTTTTCGTCGGGTGGTTTTGTAACTGCCTTAGCGTCTAAAACTTCGACTCCTCCATCAACGTATGGCGTTCCATTAACTATTTCTGGCGGCACCAGAGAGACACTGGAAGCTACGAGTTCATCTACGCTTTCAGGTATAATGGATTCCTTTACTTGATCTTTTTGTTGCTTCTCGATTATTTCTAGAACTTTATCGCCTACCGAAGGCTTATGTAATTCTTTAAGATCGAGTTTCTTTATTTTTGTTTTTTTCTTAAGAGGATCAACCGTTCTTTTTCTTCTTGGAACTCTTGCGTCCTCTTTTGGCAGGAGCTCCTTTTCTTTTTTTGATTCGGCCTCCGGTTCTTTTTTAGGCGGGCGCCCCGGTTTTTTAGGTGGTTCATCAACCACGGTTTGTGTAAGAATGGTTTTTACCACTTCAATAGGCTCGG